ATCAAGACGAACAAGCCCCTCAACCTCCTTTCGATTGTCAAAGATCAAGTCCTTCTTCGTTCGACTTCCGCAACCGAGCAGTAACTCTTTTCGCATGAGCGATTCCTTTCTTGGCTACCGGGGCCTGGAGATAAGCCCAGGCCCCTGCCATTCTCTTAACCAAACTTAGTATTCGCCAATTACCGTTAGGTAAAAGTCGATAGCGTTTTGAGTGTTCAGCGTCCCCTGCGGAGTATACTCACGAATCGTGGCAATATTTCCACCATTATGAGTAACTTCAACAAGCGCCGCTGCAGCCGTTGGGGCCTCGGCCAACGTGACCTGCGCGCCACGAATCGTACTGATCCCGGCAATAGTGACTGTATTTGTCCGAGTCCCGGCATCAACAAGAACCGTGACGGTCTTGAATTTTCCAGCAAACTCAGTTGCATATTGTGTGTCTGCCATGTTAATCTCTCCCTTTTGTTTTCTGCCGCTTCAAGTTTTCTGTAAGCTCAATAATACGGCAATTTCTTAATGTATAATTTGAACTGCTATCTATGCGGTCAATGCTCGGTTTTTCCATCGACCACCCATTGTCTCTGTTAAAAAGATATTCAACGTCTGAAACAGTAAGGAAGTTTTTAATGCCTCTGTGATAATACGGATGCGCCCTGTTATTTGTCCTAGTAAGGATGCAATGATGAATCCGAACCCAGGGTTTAGCTTCATACAAGGATTTAATCCATTCTTTCTCGGTGTTTTCATAGTTGCGTTTTCGTTGTTCTTGCATACGTTCCGGATTTTTCTTTCGATATATCCGTATCGCTTCCCTATGTTTTTCTGTCCTTCTTTTAAGAAGATTAGATTCGTGATTGCGGTAATACGACAACCGACCCTGTTCACGTTTCTTTTCAGGATTCTCCCAATACTTTTGCTTTCTCTTGGCTCGTTCTTCATCATGGACATCATCGTAATACCTTTTATTTCGGCATTTTTTACATTGATACTGATAACCGTCTTTAGATGACTTTCTAGGTGAAAATTCTTCGAACGGTTTTACTTCCTTACAAAGTGAACATCTTTTCATTGCTTTTCTCCTGGTTAAGATGATTTACGAGGGCTTGTTAATGAACCAGGCATCAACGGGGAGCGACCCTTCAACCCTCATAAATCATTTATTTTAGTTACTAAACGAGAGCGGTCGCACTCGTGTCACAGCATATAACTCCGTAATCTTTGCTATTAAACGTCAACTTCTGAATCCCGCCGATAATGCGAGAGCAGAACCCTGTTTGATTGTCATAATCAAACGTCTTTTCCACCCAGCCCTTCATATTGGAATACTTAGAGCGAGCGAAAACACCAGCTTGACGACCGACCAACAAGGCACGGAAACAGTCCGCGCCGAAGTCAGTCCCGGAAGCCGTTGCGTAGAAGTTGTGCCCAACAGCCGAGATGTCCAAGAACGGAACATACTCATGCTCATGGACAATAACCCCATCCCAGACACCCAATGCGCCTGTGAAAATCGGGTTCTTTTCCCCGCGAACAGCCGCCTCACGCTGTGCTTGTGCGTAAGTAGCGTTGTTCTTCAGGTCATACGCTTGCCACGGATGGACGAACATGATGTAGAAGTTCTTTCCATCAATTTTGAGCGGCTGGATTTTCGGACTTGCCAACGAAGCCTTGACCCGCGCCCTGCTGATAAGCTCAGGGGTAAGAAGATCCGTTGTCGCCAATGAATCCGCACCGTTAGTATAATCAGCACAAAGATAACGGTCGCCGTACCCGGCGGCTGTATCGGCGGTGGGCACCTGCGCCCCTGTGTTTGACCAGTCGTAATCGCCTGAAATAACCGTACCATTAACGTCCGTCAATGACCCGTGACCGACGCCAGCGAGTTTCAGGAAGAATTGCCGCTCGATAAACTCTTGCATACGAATAGAGATTTTTTCTTTCGCATCCATTCTCATGTCGTAAGCGTTTTTCTGCTCATCAAGCAACCCCGTCAAACGGACAGGGAAACGAGCCTGGTCGATAATCACAGAATCAGAATAAGCGTTAATCGCCTCTTCGTTTCCTTCTGCTTCGTTATCGCCTGTGATGGCGTCGTTAGACAACTTTGCCGTTAGCCCGACTGTAATCGTATCCAAATTTGTTACTACTTGCTTTATGCAAGCGAGCAAGTCATTTCTGCTTGCTTCTCTGTGTCTCCATCAGAGTTCAGACTATATCTTCCCCCGACAAATTCATTTCGAGGGGGTAACGTGTAGTCGTTGAGGACTCCTCTGCCACGTTGATTAAGTTTGCGTATTTGTTGAATATCATCCAAGTCCTGCTGTGTATAATAATTCTGATTACCAGCATATAACTTGTTATGATTGATTCTTCTTCCGACAAAACTCATTAGAAGCTCTGCCTGTTTACGCTTACCAATCAAATAAGGATGTATTTTAGGAAGAGCATTTCCGCATCTCTTTAATCCCTGAACAATAATTTGATACACAGGTTTATGAGATGTCGTTCTTCCTCTTTCACAGATATAATGCGGAATGTTCATCAAAGAAAAAATGTGCCCAACACAATCAATAATTTCCTTATTAGTGTTATCAACTTTTAAGAAAACACTTGATCTCCAATATCCATTCTTTCTTCTATAAACCCTCATTGATAAACATCCTTCTCCGTCAATTATTCCTGCTAACCATCCTTTTTGGGCTTCGGTTGCCTGCTGATTGTCCATTGTTTCATCCTTTCGATTATCGCTTAATAAGCACGAATAGGTTTTAGGAGTTTCCAGCATATAGTTACCAAGGGCAATGTTAGATACCCTTTTGCTTCTCAAGATCATTCTTAACCTCGATGATGTTATTTGAACCTTCACCCATCATGCCGTTGGCTGTGAAGTAAAGATTGTCCATAACATCTTTGTAAAGCTCTTTCGACCAGATTTCCGGCCTCAAGGAATCAATTGAACGAGTATTGCTCACTTTTGTACCCTCTTTCTTTATGGATATTCCTGTATCGGCTTCCACTCGCCACACAGAGAACAAATCTTTCCATTGTTTATAAGTTTTACTGTCATAGCATAAAAAAAGAGCATCCCCTAAATGCAATTCGTCTATACGACGATTAGGAAGTGCTCTCTTTAAGTATTATTAACTACTTAAAATTATTTACTTGATTCTCGCATCAACCGTTCTCTGGTTGCGGCGGGTAGGTCGTTCCACTGCTTTTGACTTAATTTAGGAATGTCCTCAATAGTCAAATCATTATAATCAACTTCTCTTCGCCCTGATCCGCCAGTTATAGCGGCTGACGTTTTCTTTTTGCCCGCATTAGCAACTATGCGTTCAATCTTTTCTTTAGTTTCTTCTTTTGCCTTGCCGTTTCCTTCTTTTTTCTTCCCAAAATCGGGATGCGTTCTTGCTACCTTAACAATCTTTTCCACAAGTTGATCTTCGTCAACATCTGGATTCATATATGCCCTTGTTATGAGTTCGGCCAAATCTTTATCGCCTTTTACAACTTCATTAGCCAAAGCAACATAAATTGTGAAATCCTCATACTTGCTCATCCCCAACAGCTCGGTGTTCTTTGCCTTCTCAGCTAAATATCTTTGTTGCTTCTCGTCAGGGCCAGTCTTTTCTTCGCCGGTCTTCTCGTCTTCTTTCCTGTCTTCTTCCGCTTTTTTAAATGCTATGACCTTCCTAATGTCTGCTGTTGTGATGTTTTCATCACCGGAATCAATCCGGTCTATCAACCCTTCAATGTCAGCTAACTGTTTGAGGTAAGACTTTTCTTTGGCGGTATAGAACTGCTTTTCCTTGTTGGCCTCATCAAGTGCTTCCTGGGCCTCTTGCCTTAACTGTTTGTTTCTTTTGTGCTTAAAATAAAGTGCCTTAGCGTTGGCCGTGAAGCTCTTGTGAAACTTTTTCTCATCCTTTTGGTAAGCCTCCTCCATCTGGTCGAAATCGTCGGGATCTAACGGATTGTCGTCATCTTCTTTCTTATCTTCTGCTTTCAGCTTCTCTTTCTCGTTTTCAGTATCTTGGTCATCGTTCTTCTTTGGAATTACTCCAGACTCTTCTCCGGCCTTAATCTCTTCCGCTGACAACCCTGTTACATCAACCTCTTGAGGAGTTTCTTCGATTGCTGGCTCTTCAATGATAACTTTTTCTTCACTCATTGCGCGATCTCCTTTTTTGGCTGTACCTGTGCCGCCTGCATCTGCGTCTCAAGTGCCGCCAAAATTTGTGATTTTGAACTTTCCGGTAAATTGCTCTCTTTTATCAAAACATCAGGCGGGATCGGAATACCCTTACTGGCCATGTCCATCAACATCATGTGATTGGACATCCTGGTCGTTTCGGTGTACGCACCCTCTCCGATAGTAATGTCATACTTTCCTAACGAGGCATCGTTTAAGACTTCGTTTAAAACCTGCCCGACAATCTGCGGATTAGTCTGCAACTGAATCTTTCCGTCCATTCCTAACTGCGGTTGCCCTGCCTCATCAAAAATAGGTTCTTTAAAGGCGTCCTGTTTCGCTAGCCACGAATCCCCCAGAACTTTCGCGGCTGTCTCAACGGTAAACAATTCTCCCAACTGCGAGAGAATGAACTTGCCAAGAATATTTTTTGTCTCTCCGTAGTTGTCAAGCGGCTCTTGAACCATCACCAGTCCCTGCCGCTGCTTTAACAGAATGGCCCGACCAGACTGCGAATCGCTATCATTCGCCAACAGGTCAGGATTAACTCCAGAGGCCTCTTTAATGTCTTGCGCGTTCTCTGCCGCCAGTTGAGCATGGCCCTGACTTAATGGTGTCGGATTGACTTTCCAGGACTGAGGAGTTGTTCCTCCTGCTTTCTCAACGTCGTACTCGATAACGATTCCAGGGGTAGAGCCGTACTTCTGCATCTTATCTTTGTTAGGTTTATCTAATGCCCCTTTAGGTATGATGTTTCCTGAGTTGATAGATGAGTTAAGCAGTCTTAATTCCTGAGTCCGTCTTTTGTTATACTCAAACTGTAATGATCGAATCCCTCTGACAATGCCCTGGATGAGTAATTCTTTACTAATACCCTCTTCGACGTTCCACTCACAGAAGAATGGAATTAAGGGATATGCTTTCCACCTGGGATATGTCCACGCCACATCATCTTCAATCTCAGTTGACCCGATAAACGCTTTACGTCTTATTTCAGGGACTTCTTTTTCGATAATCACGCCATCCTGAATGGTAGATGCGTAGGCTTCGGCTTCTTCGTTGGTGTCAACCTCAATAAGCGTTCCGTCTGTTTTACTGGCTACATAATATTTCTTGGTTTTATCTTTATAATAATACTCGGCTAAGTCGTAATCTCCCGACACATTGTCAACATCCTCGCCCTCTTCATACTCCTGGTCTTTATATCCCTCATACTGAATAGTTGTCAGTTGCCCCTTCTCGTCAAAGATGAACTTTGAGTGTTCGGCTTTATCAATATCTTTTTCTTTACCAGGAAACAACTCTAGAAGCTGATCCCTTGTCAACCCCCTTGATATTTTGATAACATACTTTGAATCTGACAAGTCATATTCTTCCGTGTCCGGGTCAATCAGAATCTTCACGGCGCTGACTTTTTTGAACCTCAACTCTCCGTTAATCAGATCAAATGAATAGTCAATGTATGGCTCTAAGAAGCACGCCCCGCCAGTCACACCTGACTTAAACTGCGCTGAAAGTTTGTTCTGCCCCCTTGACTTCTTCATAACACACTTAATCAGCTTCGTGGCAATTTCGGCTTTGATGGAATCTTCTTGCCCTTCCGGGAAGGCAACCAAATCGCTGCGGCTCTGCCGTTCAATACCAGACAAAAGTTTAATGATGGGCTTGATCTTGTTTATCGTCAAAGGCTCAACACCGACTTTGCGAAGCTCGGCCTCATCCTGAGGATCCCACTGCTTCCCGGCTGAAATTTCAAAGTCCTCTTTGTATTTTTTAAAGAACTCTTTATTCTTTCTACCGGCATAACGCAGGTTTTTAAGGCACTCCGTTACGTCAATGCGATTATTTTCTTTTGCCACGTTTACGCCCTTTGATTACTTTTGGTCTCATTGGTGGTCGTTGACTTTGTGTTTGCCATCACTCCACCTGGTGCTTAATACACCTCTTTTTGTTCCTAGTTGCATCAACAGCGACGATAGGACACCCACAGGAATATTTGTCTTTGACTGCTTGAACAGGAACGGCTTCTATAACCGAAACAACCTTTGCCGGATGCTGCGGAACTGGATTAATGTCTTCTTTCTTGTTCTCGCTTCCTTTTGGTCTAAGCATTACCAATCTCCTTATATGTACTTTTTAACAATTTGTATATTGCGGGGATATTATATCTTCTAAAAAACATATTAGTTATACCGTCCTCGGATTAAAACTCAACTCTTCCGTCTCGTCAAAATATCCCTCTTTCTTTCGCCAGGGCTGAACGTATTGCAGACCATATAACCCCATTGTATAACAGTCTGCGCGGTCTGGGCT